GCTTATGCTTGTCCATAGCAAATTTGAACTCACTGTTCTCCGCAGCAGCGCCGCGAGGACAGGTAGAAGTAAACAGCGTTGCAGCAGCGTTGATCACTGCCAATTCATCGGAGAGGTCTTCATGCACCACAGGAAGGGTGCTCACATTAGTTTGGGCCATAAAAGTAAATTTCTAAAAGTTGGGGTTGTTGGTCATGCCGCAGACTGAGACTCGCGGCGTTCCCGCTTGATCCTCAGCATATCCCTCACAGCCGTGGGGTCGCCCCTCGCCGCTCTCGCCTTGGCAGAGCTCAGGGCAGCCTCAAAGTCATCGCCCTGGAAAGCAGACGGCATGGTGCCTGCGATTTCACGGGGCGGCTTTGCAGCCGGTTTAGTAGGGGCGGAGCTTGGAGCCATATCCGCCATCTGTGCCGGGCTAGTCGCCCCGGCTGCCTTCTCCAAAGTCTTGCCTTTCGGCACAAGCACATACTGGCCACTTAGCGCCAGTTCAGCCACCGCCAGCTTCGCAGCCAGCGTCGGGCGGTCATAATCCCAGTCAGCCGACTGCGCTTTCTTATGCAGGCTTTCAAAGCCCTCAATCTTGCTCAGTCGCGTGATCAGACTCTTAGCCGATTCCTGGCTAGCACCGCGTTTCTTCAGTGCATCACGCTGCTCATTCACATGCGTGATGGCCGTTGTGAAATTATCCAGATCATCAGCCGTCAGTTCCCGCACACTACCGTCCAGGAAAGTGAACTCTTTGTCGGCATAAGGGTCTAACATCATGCGTTGCAAATGTTTCAACCCACGGTTAGCCAGATCCTCAATGTTGCTAAGCTGCGCCGTATCCGTCACCGCCGCATACCAGTTACTGGTTCTCGGCGCACTGCGTGTTGTCTCCAGCTCAGATTCAAGTTCAGCCAAGCGTGCTTCAGCCGCACTGATCTTATCAGCCGCCTCCTTCGCCACCTTCTCCGCCTCTTGAGTCCGGCGTCGGTAAGTGCTCGTCTTATGGTTCAGCTCTTTTAGCTTCTTCTTGCCTGCATCATCCAGGCCATCGATCTCCATATCCTCTTCAGGCAGGGCCGCTGACTCAGACTCATCGTCAGCGCTCAGATCGATCACACCATCTGCCGCCTTAGCAGGCTTCGCAGACAGTTCAGCTTTCGCCTCAGGTTCAGCCTTAGCCGCACCCTTCTTGCGTTCCTCGATCACCTTACGCGCAGCGTCCGGCATATTCTCCAGCCTCGACTTCTGACGTGGCGACAACTCTACCGGTGCCACCTCGACACCTGCATCAGTGGCAGGCGTCATCTCTGTGACAGGAGCGGTTTCAGCGGAATCATCAGGCATGGCACATAGTTCACCACGCCACAAAGACCCCTGCAAAAACTGTATCTGTAAATCTCTTGGGTTAATACAGGGTCAATACTGAAAATCAGCCAGAAAACCCCACCTCTACCTCATTTCTCCACACTCACCACGATCCCGTGCAGCAGCGCTAAAAACTCATTTAAGCCATACGCCTGCCCCGCCTCATGTTGCGTCGCTCCCGGCTGAATCGCTTGCCGTTGAGTCCGTGCCGTCCGCTGTTCCAGCAGCTCGATGAAAGCCTTCACCCCTGGCTCATTCCAGTGCTTACGCACCATCTCACGCAGTTTCCCAGCGCGTAACAAACTTTCACGTTCATTCACATGCGTCACCTCTTGGCAACCATGCAGCGGATAAACAATCACAGGTGGCGCTCTCATGCTTCAGTCATCTCAGGTTCAGGGTTTGGGATTGCTTCTAGTTGCGCTAGGAACTGCTCAATCTCATTCGGAGGCGCTAGCGGACTAGCCCCCTGGCTGCGCCCAATCTGCGCATTCTCCCCGTATTGATTGTCCAGGTCAATGAGCTGCCGCATCCGTGATACAAACACCTCACGGTATTGCGGAATCGTTTGCAGCATCTGCATACGCGCAGGGCTCTTCATCAGCTCATCCATCATCGTCTTCGCCTTGCCAGCATAGTCCTCACCGCTAGGCGCAGGCTCCTCACCATCGCCACCGCTGAAGATACTGTCCATGATCTGGCGTGCTTCCTTAGAAGCATCCGCAGACGCAGCCGTATCAGGCATGATCGCTGCCGCAGCCAGTGACGGATCCAGCACACTGAAGCCAAACTCCAGCAGCGGCCCCGTCTTGATCTGGCCGTTCCGGTCCAGCGGTAACAACAAGTCTTTCACGAATGTCAGCAGCTCCTTGGTCCACTCCACATCCAGCGCACGCACATCAAACTTCATCACAAAGTCGTAGCTCCCGCGCACATCATCCGGGCTCGCATTAAACACATTCTGCGTCCCCGTAATCCGCGCACCCGTCAGCACCGGCATGTATTGCTGCACCAGAATCGCCGTCAGCCGCAGCGCCTGAGAAATTCCCATCAGATACCAGTCCATATCACTCTGGCCCATCATCATGGAAATACTGTCCGGCACCTCATTACTCGGCACCCCATAAAGCTGATTCACAAAGCCACGAATCGTCCGCTCAATCTCCACACTGCGGCCATCTGGCGAAGGCAATTGAAAAGCCTGCACACCGCCACTGCGCCACTGCTCAATGTAAGCTCCAGGGTGGATCCGCGTCCCGCGCAGTTCCGGTGGCCCCGTCCACGGCGGCACCGTGCTCAGGCTTGCCCCATCCGTCCGGCTGTTCCATTGCGCTTCGATGGCCTGTTGCGGCGCACGCGTGTAATCTGGCAAGCTTCGGTTGGCTAGCAGCAGCCGCTCATCCATCTCATGCGTGAACGCCACGAACGGATAGCTCCCGCTCCAGTATTCCAGCAGCTCACGTTTGCCCACCAGCTTCGGCACATCCGCGTGCAGCACCGTATGGTAAGTCCCGCGCAGTCCATCAGGCGTGCTGCTCCGGTCCCACAGCTCAATGATCTGCACCAAATTGCGCTCACTCTCACCTGACAGGCGACTGCTCACATTCCAGCCCACACCCGCACCGCCCATGATCCAGCCGCGCGCCTTATTCGTCTCCGTAAACATCGCCGCACGGCCACGTTTCCGCTCCACCTCAGCCACCCACTTCGTATCCCAGCCCAGCTCTTGCGCCTGCTCGCGCAGCTGCTGCACACTCAGCCACTTCGTCCGCGCGATCCAGCGTGCGCTGTCCAGGTTATCTTCAAACTCAGTCTCGGCAGGATAGAACACATCCACGAACGGTTGCAGAGCCTCCCACACCGGATGATCCGCTTTGATCACGCTCGTAATGTAGCGCACGCTCTCTGCTCCTTTACGGAACTCACGCACCACACGCAGCGCCTCCTTCTTCCCTTCCGCACCACGGTCCCGCAGGCCCGTATCAAAAATCAGCATCAGCTCCGCCACGCTGCCCTCTTCGGCCTTATTCATCACCCGCTCCTCAAAGTCTTGCTGAGTGCTCGTTGCGATGATCTCCTCCACATCAGGCGTGATCTCTAGACCCGCAGCGCCCGCTTCTTGCAGACCCTGCTCCATCGCCAGTTGGATCAGCTGTTGCCTCGTCACCGTCCGCGCCTCCACCGCACGCTCACGCTTCCAGCACACATACATCAGACTGTGACCGTAGCGGTCCGCCCACGATCCCGCACGCGTCCCATGCACCGGCATCATGCTCGCCATTGGACCGCTTAGGTAATACATCATCACCAGTCTCAGCGACTGCGCCCGTGCCGCATCTGTCCCCTCCATCGGTCTCACCGAAAACGTCCCACGTTTCAGTGCCGCTAGGCGCATCGCCGTACGCAGCTTGATCAGCCACTGCGTCAGATACACATCATGATCCGCAGCACCATCCCAGGGCGTCGCCTCCTCTTTGGCCGTATCATGCTTTCGCCCCGTCCCATCCTTGCCAGGTCGATCACACAAGCGAGTCTTCTCCGCTTGTGCCATGCGGCGGATGAATGCTCCCGCATCCGTCAGTGCAGCCTGCATCTCAGCGATCACATCGGAGACAGCAAAGCCATTCATCGGCTGCTGAGGCAGCGTTGTTTCAGGTAGGCGTTCAGCCATGAGTGTTCATAAAAAATCACCCTCACCATTCCCTTCAGTGGCGAGAATGGCAGACCTTTCCACATTGTCAACAGCATCAATACCCACCCCACTTCCGCGCCTGAGTGATGCGCGGCTCCACATAACGCGGCTCATCCCGCAGGAAATAATGCGCACAGTCCACCGGATCCTTGCACGCACCCGCCCCACCATCCGCCCCCGTCCAGCTCGTCAGGCTAAACCAAGTATTCGCGCAGCCACGCTCAGACACTCCCTTGTCAGGGTCCGGCGGCTCATAGCGCACCATCAGCTTCGGCACATTCAGCGGCCCCAGTGGCCGCTTCGTATCATAGCCCAGCGCATTGTTGATCAGAGTAATCCCGGCCACGTTGTCGCTGTTACTGTTCGCATTGATATTGATCTGCTTCCCGCTCGCATCATCGAAGCGCAGCCCCACCTTGTGAAACTCCTTCGCAATCGTCGTCCCATGACTCTCCACATTCCCAGCGCGAGAGTCCAGGATCCGTCGAAACACCGTGATCCCTGTCCCATCCCCACGCAGCTCCACCTCGCGTCCCAGCTCCACTTCCACACGCACGATCTCTTCTGCCATCTGCGCATACGTTAGCCCCCACGGCTCCTGGGCAGGTCCACGATCCCCATCCTTCTTCCGCGTCTTCGTGCTCACCACCGCCCACGGCCCCGGCTGACCCACCCCAGGAATGTAATCATCCTGCTGCGGCCATTCCCGTTCCAGAATCTTCCGGCCATCCTCGTAGCACGCCCACCATTGCAGGAACGCATTACGACCACTCGCAGGATCCAGCACATTCCACCACGTCACCTTCGGCTCCACCTTAGGCCGCTCACAGAATGGCACCGCATGAGCTTCTAGGCTCACCAGCGGAAACGCCGCATCCCGCACCTTTGTCGGTATCCCATGACCACGCTCCAGCATCTTCGCAATGCTCGCTCGCTTCGTCCCAAACTCCTCACGCAACGTCTCATAATTTCCCGCCGGGTAACAGCACCACTTCGTTGGAAAATACACAATCCGCTTCGTCGGATCAGCCCCATTCTCCATCAGCGGAATTACTTTCTGACCCACCACTCGACCCTCCACCGCCTGATCCCAAAACGCCGCCTCTACCACCTCCGGTCCCCTCTTCCCCTCCACCTCACGCAGGCACACCAGCTCCGTCTCCATCGTCTCCATCACCTTCGGAGTAGCCCCACGGAAATAGCTCACCGTCGGACCATAACCACTGATCGGCGTGAACCCAACCAGCAGCGTCCCCGCACGGCGCACCAGACGATACTCCGCCGCCTCCAACCAGTTCAGCCCCACCTCCTCATCTGCCAGCACCAGGTCAAGCTCCAGCCCTTCCAGCGCCTTCGGATTTCCATCCTCATAGAACATGAACGTGCAGCGCGAACCATTCGGCAGGATGAACTTATTCTCAGAAAAGCCCATCTTCTCCGTGTAGCTGATCGACCCCGTAATCCCACTCTTCGCC